AATTTTTGTGGTCTGTCCCACCGTCTAGACGGCAAAGGGTATCCGCGTACGGGCCAATGCCAATAGTAGGAGAGGGAATCGAACCCCCTCTACACCATCTACTTACTTGTCCATATAATGCTGGACTTGATCATACTTTTTCTTTTGTGATACGCCACCTTCAGCTCCAGGCAAATTAGTTTTGTTACCTTCAGCAAAAGATTTTAGTACACCAGAATCTGCTACACCTTTTGCAGCAATCGATAAACCTTGTAGAACCTTGAGTGCTGTGATGCCTTTCTTTTTACGTGCCATTAGAAGTCAATGTCAGAGTTTTCTAGAGTGTTAATTACATCCTGCCTGTAAGCAGGATCGTTGTCATATCGTGGATCAGCCATAGCTGCAATTAGTTCAGCTTGACTACGGAAACCTTTGGATTCAGTAGGTGCCCCTTTACCTGTTAGTAGCTCGCCTTCATAACCTTCAGAGTCGGCATAACGTGCCATCAATGTTTGTACAGCAAAAAAGCAGGCAGCAGGATCGCCACCGTCCATCACAGCATCGTACAAATCAATCTCCTCTTCGCTGAAATTATCTGATGCCCATTCAAGTAGTTGACCATACTGTTCTTCACCGCCAGCCATATCTTGAAGTGCAGCTACATCCTCGTCGTCAAGACCTTCACCAACTTCCTCATCCTCATCATCAGTCTGCTCTGACTCCTCTGCCTCTTCGGAATCCTCGACCTCTTCACTGTCAGATTGCTCACCTAGTTTCTGTTGTAGTTCTAAGTAAGCCTTTTCCAATGCAGCAGGCGAATCGTATTTACCAGCAAGTAAAGATTCCTGTTCTTCAACCATCCCTTCGCCAATGGCTAGAGACTCTTGCTCATCGGCATTAAGTACAGGTTGATCAGGGGTTGTGTTGTCAATAGAAAGTGTTTCAGACATGGGTGTTTTTATTCAGGTTGTTGTTGTAGTTGTTGAGGTAGTTCTGGTGCTTGACCACCTTGCGGTTGTGCACCTTCAATTTGTGCAAACTTACTTGCTTGCTTAGTAATTTCTAAATCCTTCTGTTGGTCCATTGCCTGCTGATCGCTTTGCTGTACTTCTTCAGAACCACGTACAAGGTTTAGTACGTCGATACCTTGTGAAGCTGCAAGACGTTTAATCACTTCATCAGGGTTGATGTATTTAGCGATAGAGTCTGGACCCATTGTTTGTGCAATGGTCTGCATAAACATACTAAGACTTTCACGGTCTTGACCACGACCAAGTGCATTGACACCAGCCACAATGGTTGGTTTTACAAGCTTGGCAGGTAGACGTGGAATATCTCCGTTGCGTTGGAAGATGCTAAGTTTACGATTTAGATACGGAACAAGAAAGTCAACTGTAAGCAGACTAAAAAGACCACCAAGCTGTTGCTCTAGTTCCATCTGTGTCATCCGTACTTCCTCAGCAGTAGTACGCTCACTGTTTCTTACTTGAAGAATAAGGAATGCTTCAGCCAATCGCTTTTCAATTGTTTGAATCATTTGATAAGCAGTATTAAAGTCTGCTGTTTTGCCAACATTAATGACTCCAATATCATCTGGCCTTCCTTGTACAATTGCACCGTTACCTGCCTTAGCAAGCGTAGAAGGTTTGGTTGTACTAGAAGGTGATACAACAAATACAACTTTTGCAGCTGCAGCGGCACCTTCAATAATTGCTTGAGACAAAGCATCTAGTGATTTAAGATCACCAATAAACTCTTCTACTCTGCCTCTACCATAGGCTTCATTGTCTACTGTATTAAATCTAAGTGCAAGCCAAGGGTTAGTGTCGAGAGGTGATTTACCTTGAGACTTTGGAATGATCTTTCCGTAAACTTCTTGGTGCCAAATAAATCTATTGTTGTCACGCTTGACATGTGTATAAACATCGCACTGATTATTCTGACCAGTGCCAGCATATGTTTCGTCAGCCTTATCATAAATACTTTTAAGGTCAGGAACAAGTGCTTCAATAATTTTTTTGTTGATGCGTTCTTTAGTTACAATCTCAATTACATTACCGAGACCATCTCTATCTACAACATACCGATTCAAAGGATACAACTTAAGCTTATCCTTTGCCATGTAAATCAACGCGTTACCGCTGACAACTAAATGCTTGAGTGCTTGATGAACAACAACACGATCGTCTGAAGCTGCAATAGCTTCCATCATGGTGCGTTCAATTTTAGAAAAAGAAAGATCAAGTTCAGAACGAACTTCAGGATCAATCTCTTCATTCAAGAAACTAGCTTCATCTAGTTGCAGCTTAAAAAAACTGGTCTGTGGAGGAAGCAACGCAAGCATCAACTTAGATGCAAGCGTTACAACTCCTTTGCTACCTACGCTTTGATATGGATTGACTAACACTTTATGAGAACCATTGTCCTCATCTTGTTTAATCAAATATGGCAAAGTTAATTTAGATGCATCTATTGCGGATTGTAGAAACTGGTTACGGTCAGAACTGAGAGCTTCGTATCGTTGTTGGGCTGTCATGTTATGAGGCAGTAATACCGTTGTTTGCTATACCTAAAATATTGAGTCCTCTTTTCTTACGGGTTGCTTTTTTATCTGGGGCAGGAGCGTACGATTTAGTCAGCTTAGATCCAACAGAATCTGCAGTAGGAGATTTTTTAATACCAGACAAACTACCGCGAACTGCATTTAATGTCCGACCATACTGATCAGGGATCTTATCAAAGTTAGGGGTTTGCTCTTGATCAAGGTTCGCCTTAGTGCCACCTTTACTCTTGTAGCGATTGAGAGCGCTGCTTTTAATGTCAGCAAGGAATTTACTGCGCTTAAAACCGTCACCCTTATCAGACCCATACTTTTTCATCAGGCCAGTAGATTTAAAATTAACCTTCAAACGCTTAGGTCCTTTGTATTGATCCTTAACGTTATCCCAATTGTTTTTTACTTGCTTTTCTACACCGCCTGGATCCCACTTGGTCCCCTTTTTTTTATGGCTAATAGGTTTAATTGTTTGCAGCGTCTTGTCTTTTTTATCTTTACCCTTTCGTCTGTTTTTATTTTTATTTCTGCCTTTGTCTTTGTCTTTTTTATTTAAAAAATCTCTAATCTTTTTTAAATCTTTTCTACTTCTAATTTTTTTAACGCCAGCAGCTTTTGCATTGTCAACAAAAACATCTTTTTTAAAACGACCACGCAGATCAGAGCGTCTTGCTTTATTAGCAGTTTGATTTTTTTTAGTAGACCGAATAGTAGAAAGTTTTTTCGGCTGCTTTTTATTCGACTGCTTAGCTTTAGTCGCAGAACGCTTAGGTGCTGACCGTTTAGGTGCTGACCGTTTTGGTGCTGACCGTTTAGCTTTAGGTGCTGACCGTTTTGGTGCTGACTTTTTGGCAGACCTTTTGTTGCCTCGTTTTTTAGCCATTGGTATCCATCCGGTTAATTAACCACTCAACAACTGAACGTTGGCCAGAGCGGTACATGATCTTTTCAATTGAATCATCAGGAGAAGGTGTAATAGGTGGATACATTGTCTCCATTTCATGAAGCACTGCTCGAGCTTCCATTCCGAAGATCTCAAGCGTATTGGGGGAGATTTCTTGCATCATGTTCAAAGAATGCTGGCATCCGTGCTGACTTAGTAAAGGAAAGCTCAGGAGCTTTACCTTCATACATCAGTCGATCACTAGAATCCAGCCAAAATTTTTTGTCTAAGTATTTATCAGTGCTGCGACCCAACGGTTGCATCACCCAGTTAATCGTGGCCAAGCGGAGCTTATCAAGACTAGGACTGATATCAAGCCCCAGCTCCCGACAAACAAGACTATTGGTAGCAACGTGAATTTGTTCATCTCTACTTATATCTGCGGATGTTGTTCGCATACCAGCTGAACCATGAGCGCGAAAGAATGGTAGAAGAACGAAGAAAATCGAACGCTCGGCAACCATTGCTTTTGTGATCGTGTGATCAGGATGCGAAATCCAAGCATCACGTAGCCGTAACGCTTCAGCCTCAGCCTGCTCATCCACCCCGTAAGATTTGGCGATGAAGCCAAGAGCCACGTCGTGGTTAATCTCGTCCCGGACATTGGATTCGAGTAATTCCCGTGCCATGTCTGGAACTTCAGAGGAGAGTGCATCAGTTATAAAATCTCCCACAGGCACTTCCAAATTTCGCAAGGCAAGGGCACGGTAAATTGTTTCCTCGGTTCCTTCCTTGCATGTACCAGCAGTCATCGGTACTGGTGTCCATTTCCTTTTTCTGTTTAGTAGTTTTTCGTAAGGGTTCATTCTTGACAATCACATTGTGGTTCATTAAGTAATTGCTCCAAATAATCGTTAACCTCAGTTTCATCTAAAGCGGCATATACGCTTGACTTGTCCTGAGTATTCGGGTTCACTTGAAGCGAATAGTACAAGGAAGTCTGGGGCGATTCAAGCCACTCTTCAATGAAACTCTCATTCATGGTGACTAAATCAGCCCACCAATTTAGAGAATAACCGTGCAGAAGTCCAGTCTTATCTAATAAAATCATAATATTATTTGCAACTTTAATGAAGTTATCCCACCCAACTTCGGATGCAACTTCAACTTCACCATAGTCGTATGTCTGTACTCCAAAAGTACCACTGTCACGATCAACAGTGCGTGCAATTGGAGGAGCAATCTCAGGCGTTGACGTGTAACCATCAAGATCCTTTGAACGATAGCTGCAAGACGCTGTAGGAGCAATAGCAAATGCTCGCACCATATTGTGTTGCCTAGCGATGGTTGCTGCCTGGTCAATACCAGTAGCAAGTTGACGTGCCAACTCGTAGGCAGGTGAAGCTTTTACTTCGCCTTTATTATAAGACTCAAGAGCATTGCCAAATTGTTGGTAAGTTACTCCATATCGACGAAGTAAGTTTGCAAGCCCGAGCATACCAAGACCAACTTGACGGTCGGTTTCAGGTGGCAGATACTCTCCGGTATTGCCTACACCAGTTTGTGGATGTAGATCACACAAACCTTGCATACCTTCAATAAAAGCTTGAGGAATTGAATCAAACTCACAAGCTGATAGGTTTACATGCTGCAGCAAACATGTACCACGACTACGCAGGAAGACCTCTAAGCATACATTGCCAAAAATTCTTTGCCCTTCACTATCATACTTAACTTTAATAAGCCAAATATCACCACGTCTCATGCCGAGAAGCAGCAGAGATTTCATCTCAGTGTTTAGCGCATCCCACCATTCTTGTGTAATGTTGACACAACGTTTTGCCCAAGGCAGGTAGTCACGAGGTGTTTCAATGAACTCCTGAAGGTCAGGGTGATTTGCATCTAAATGTAAAACTACGGCTCCATTTTTATATTTGCCCCCACGTCGGAGAGTTTCGTTAAGAGCCGAATAGATTCGTCCAAATGATACAGGACCACTCGCAATGACGCCAGAGTCTCTCTCGAAGTTTCGTGGGTCAAGTTGTGATAGGTGGATTGCA